TCTGAGAATCAGCCTTTACACCAACACCCTTTTTAACATTAACCGGTACAGATGGCTTTGGTTTAGCCTTTTGCTTGTCATAGTTCATTACCTTATAAGCATCCTCTGGTGAGAGTAGAATCCCGGTTTTTTGCTTATGCTCTACAGCAAAGGCTAAAACTTTGTCTACTTGCTCTGAATCTATTTGGTGCTTATTCATTAGAACTGATAAATGTGCATTCAGACCCAACTCTGCTTCCAACTGTTGGTTATGTTGCCTTAGTTCAGTTACCTCATTAGATTCCTGAACATTAGGACTTTCTTCTGGAAGATCCATCTTTTCTGCCTTCAGGGACTGTTCAAACAGTTGCCCTGCATCATCTCCTAATTCGTCAACAATGGCCTCTTTGACCGTGTCGGCAAACTCTTCCGAACCCTTAAACTTATCCATAAGTTTCATAAAGGGTTCCAAGGACCGTTTAGAATCAGCAATTTCCTGGGCTTTTTCCGTATTGGACTTTTGCCATTCATGCCGATTCATACTGTCAGCCCTCCAATTATCAATATCAGAAGAAGTGTATTGGGTGCCGTCATCTGTTTCATACACGAGGATATCTTCCTCGGAATCATCACTAACCGTTTCGGTTTCACCCTCATTCTCTGATATTGCTGTGGCCTCTTCATGTGACTCTGTGGTCACTGCCTGTGTATCTGGATCCGGTTGCTCCTCACCAAATAATGCTGAGTCCGGGATCTCAATTTTTTCATAGCCATCACCAGGGCTATATTCATCTTTGTTGGTATCATTTTGTGTATCAGGATCTACAGACATATTTCCTGTTACTATTGTCTCAGATGGCTCCTCAACAGTTAACACATTTGTACCTACTATTTGCATTTCACTCATGTTTTATCTCCTTTCAGTTGGTCCTCTCAGACACTGTTATCTATCCTCATCAAATTCTACACCATCATTATCCCAATGCTTTCCCCTCTTCTTTCTTCTACTACCTACACCCATTGCTTTAACATATGATTTATATGCATTCTGGCCACTCCTTGTATAGGCAAAATGTTTTTTCTTACCGGAACTTAAAGTTGCTACTGGCATTGTACTAATGCCCCTTCCCAAACATCTTCAACAGTTGTAAAAGTCCACCTCCACCTGCACCACCAAGCATTGCCAGATAATCCTGAAATGAACCACCTTTTCCACCAAAATATTTACCTGCTTGACCCAATGCCGGAATCATACTTTGTTGAAATGGCATTCCACTTCCAGATCCAGTAACTAAATTTGAAACTCCCTGTGGAACACCTGCCTGTCCCATTGCATAGTTCCCTGCTCCCTTTAACATTGCTTGGCCAGGGTTTGCCATATTACCTACAAAGCCAATTGCATTTGCCCAACCTTGGGCACCCTCACCAAAGAACTGATCCTTAACACCTCCAATTCCACCTTTATAAGGTTCATCCCAATGCCGTGGTTTATCTCTGCCATGCATACCAAATGCTTTTTGCCAATCACTCCTCCCTTCATGCTTACCCCACTCTTTAGGCTTTACATAACTTCTCCAATCTCCTGCCTTACCACCTAATCTTCCCTGGGATCCTACCTTTATGCTACTTGTTGTTGTTCCATGCATTATTTAATCCTCATTACTCTCTTTCCACCTTCCATCTGCTTTCTCCGGGCCTCTGCCTGCTGTCTGGTTGCAAACCTGGCAACAACCTTTGGAGGTGGTTTCTCTGTCATCAAAAGCCAGTGTTTACCCTGTTGTACTACTAACATCTAATTATAATAGGTGGACAGATTCCCATTTAGGCCCTGGGTTGAACATTTTGTTGTTCTTGCTCCTGCCCACCTACTAATCCTACTACTGAAATAATCCTTTGTTGCATATCAGGTGGCAATGACTTAAAAGAAGGACTCTCTGCCAATGCCGGTGCCTGCATTATTATATTAGCCAACTCTTCTTCTGCCGGACCACCAGGACCCTCCTGCATTGCCTGGGAAACTAATACATCAAACTTTTGCTGAAGTTGCTCTGTCTGTTCCTTCTGTTGCTGTGGTGGAACCATCTGGTTCCGGATATACCAATTCTGGATAACCTCCTGCTTGTTATCAATATTCAAAGCATTAACTACCTCTTCTATACCTGTGATCCCTGCCCCAAATAACTGCATTGCCCTCTCTTCATTTGCTACACGGCCCTGGGCATACCTGGATCCAGTAGTGACATTTACATCAAACTGACTGTCTTTTAAACTCTTGGATGTCCTGGGATCAAACTCAGGTGAGGTTTCAGGGTTGCCATCTGAATCATATATACCCATTGGATCATATTGAGTAAACTGGAATTCACCCTCAGAATCCTTTTCACGGATGGATCTTGTCTGCTCATCAAATGCCAATAACATCTGGACCATAAACTCACCAATATCCTTTGTGAACTTGGCTACTTCCTTGTTTATCTTGAACCTCTGCCTGGTCTGACTTGCCTCCTGGAGTGCCACTACAGCACGGCCTGAGAGATCCCTGTGGGTCCTACCCTGGGTAACATCATTTACACCAGAGATCTGCTCCATGAATAACCCCATCTGAGTAATAAAATTCTGCATATAAGCAGGGATTGGTGGGGGTGCCTCAAATGTTACATCAGTGGGATCTACAACAGTTATCTCTTCACCTGGTGCCCCCATGATTGGCCTGGTCATCTGACCCTTGGCCCGTTGGGTTACCTTCCTGATCGGGAAACCGGTCCTCTTTATGTTTTCATTTATTGCTGAGAAAACCTCATTGAATGATTTTGTTTGGGTCCTAACATTGTCAGGCTCACCAATACCCCAGAATGTATGGGGACTCTTGTAATTTGATACCATAAATATTGGAAGTCTGTATAGTTCCAGGGGTTCATCTACAATCAATTTATCCCCTACTATAATGGTATGTCTACCATGGGGATACTTTTCTATATCAGGCTCATTGGAATAACACTCAATTAGTAGTGCTATATCATCATCTGCATCATGGGATCCATGGAACGGTGTTGATCCCTCATCTGATGCCTGGAATGCACGGTAGTCATCCAGTTTACCCTCCGGTTCACACTTAACTCCATATTCCCGGTAGATCTTCCCTACCTCCATTGGAACTGCAAAACAAAAGTATTCACCCTGGTTTAAATTCAGGTCAGTTGCAAATGGATGAGGAATAACTGTAAATGGATCTATTATATGGATATCAAACCCGGTAAACACACCATCCTTAATCTCAGGCATAATCTGGATAAACCCATTGGAATAGATCAGTGCATCCTTTACGGCCAGTAGGATCTTGTGATAGAGATCTGTTTCATCTACCACCTGCTGAAACCTCTTAGACATCATGTCTGCAAAATATACATCATTCTGCTCCCTGGGCATAATGTCCACAGTAGGCTGAAAGTCATTAATAATAGGTATAATGGTTTCAACAATAGCCAGGGGAAAATTGAATGTTAACCTGGACTGATGCTCAGTACCCTTTGAAGGACTTGCCCAATGCCTGCCATAATACAGGTTCTCATTCTTTCTCCACCGGTCTGCCTGCCTCTCCCTGGCCTTCTTTGATCTGTCCAACCATGCCCGTATCTGTGGGATCCTGGTTGCTACATCTGCCAGTTCAGTTATTGGATCCTGGGATGCAGGATAGTAATCCATGTTACCTGCCATTAGGTGACCCTCATTACCTTTTTCTTTTTCTTTTTCTTCTTCTTACCACCTTCACCAAGAGGTAAACTTCCACCGGCAGACTCAGGGTATTTTAGTCCCATAGCCTCTTCTATTGCCTTGACTCTATCTTTAGCCTCTTTTAGTAATATACTTTTTGGTTTCTCCTGTACCCCACCACCAATCGGCTCATTCATATAACTGTAATCTGTAGTATTTTTCTTTTTCTTTGTTTTACCCATTAGGATACCCTCATTACTTTTTTCTTCTTTTTAGACTTTTTCTTTTTAAGTATCTTATTAGCCTTTCTTTTAAATTCCTTATCAGTATATGTTGTTATCTTACCATCCTTATTTTCTTCTCTATAAAATCCGGATTTAGGATCCCATGAAGTAGTTATATCATTTACTTTCCCATCTTTTTCTTCCATCGTGTCCCACAGCCTTTCACCTGTATCTAAGTCTCTGGTAACCATTCTCTTCTTAGTGTGTTCACTTGCTTTTCCATCTTTTTCTGATATTTTATCAGTAAGTTTTGAGTAAATATGAGTCCTGTTTATTTTTTTCTTTTTCTTTATTTTACCCATCAGATCTCCTTACACATTGTCCCATAATGATATTGATTTATCTTCAACTATAATCTTATCAATAAATTTTTGTGTATCACTTCTCTTGTCTACAACCTTTACGCTGTCCACAGCCTCTCCAACCAGGTACCTGAGACTATCCACGGCATGGTCATCCTTCTTTAATGGCTTTTCCGGTTGATTAAGTAATGCCCTGGATGCTGATGGTTGCTCCCACTGGTAGTTGATCATCTCCCGTTTGAGGTTGGTGCATGACTCCATTATCTTGATCTTATTCTTTTTCAGGTACTGAGTCACCTTGTCTATACCACCCTGGACATCATTATTGGCACCGACTACCGGGACCTTCAACTGCCTGTACCGGTTACCTATAGTCTCAGGATCATCCTTCTTCCCTGCTCCGGTGGATGGATCTATCACATAGGTTTCATACATACCTTCCTTCCGGTGGGCATTGATGACCTTGGCATGGTAGTCCACATCCTGGCCTGCCTGGTAGTGTTCCCGGTAGATCCACAGGTTATCATCCTCATCCACAGCACCCCACAGTACTGCTGTAGGATTGGTCCGGCCATGGTCTATGGCAATGAACCTCCTCCAACTATGTGGGATATCCCTGTCTGCAACAACATGGGCCTTATTGCTGTAGTCCGGATAGATCTGCCCGGCAAAGGCATCCCAGGATCCATATAGGTACCTGTTGACCCAGATCTCATTGTAGTTGTTGATCAGACTATCTATATACCCTGGTGGCAGGTTGGCTACATTCTCCTCAGTCTTGGCATTGTACATGACATTACCCTCTACCGGATCATGGATGAACCTGTGCCATACCCAGTTGTGACCCAGGGGATTACCAGTGATCCAACACTTGGGATCATTCACGGCTCTGAGCCTGCCCAGGAGTGTGAGGAACACATCCTCTGATACCTCTTCTGCCTGATCTATGTAGAACCACCCCAGGTTGATGGACAGTAGTTTAGCCGGATCGTCCAGGGCACGGAAGACAATCTCATGCCCATTCTTAAATAGGACCCGATTCTCCTGCTTATTGTATTCATAGTGGATCCCTGGGAGTAGCCCAAACATATGGGTCAACTCAAAGAATGTTCTCTGGGTAGAATCCCTTAACTCTGGGTAAGTGAGCCTGGAGATCATGCCCAACTGCGGAGGCTGATCTTTATCAAGCACTCTCACCAGGCCCTTTAAGATCCCTGCATAGGTCTTACCATTACCAATACCACCATAGAATCCCACAACCGGAGACTGATCCTTAATGAACCTGGCCTGGTTGGGGTTCAGATCTATGTTGATAGTCTTCATTTAATCCTGTAAAAATACTTTAATAGTTTTTTTACCATTAACTTTGTGCTACAAAGAACTCCACATCTACAGTCTGAGCAGAAGTTGCACACCATGCTGATATGGTTGACAGATTCTGTAAACTGACTGATGAAACAACTCCTCCTGATTCCGAATCTATGCAACTTGATACTGTGGAGAGTATGAAACTGTGACCTGGTTTTACAATATAATAGAACTCGTCAGCAGTTGCACCTATGCAATTAACAACTAAGTTATATGAGTCATCAAGGTTGGTTAACCGGACATACTTAGTGGTGCTTGTGATCGTCTGACCTCTGCCTGCCGTGGATGCAAACTTTAATAATTCTGTTTTAGTCTCTGTTACATTAACTATCTGCTTTAATACCTCCCCCACTGATCCTATTGCTACTACTGTTGATGCTCCCTGGTTCTGCCCATTAAGGGTTACTGCCTCTGTCAGGGTTACTGTTAGTGTTGATGCTACTACGGTGGTTGCCATCTAATCCTCCTTTAACTTAATATTGATAATTGGTAACTGGATGTTGCCATCCACCTTTACCTCTGATGCCCTAAGATTAGGAATTGCCTTATCCATCAAGATCTTTGCACAAGTCACGGCCTGTGGATGTTCTTCCTCAGTTCCCAATGATGTTGCTGACTTAAATACTTTATCAATAACCTCTTGGAGTTTAGGATTCTTCCTTAATTCTTCTGCCAGGGAGATCCTGGGCCGGCCATTAGGATTGTTTGTTTGTCCTTTCTTGAGTCCAGGTTTAGCCATTTGATCCTATTTGTTTAACAAATTCATTATGCAAGCCCAATAATTATATCCATAGGAGTGTAACCTGCTTGTATTGCTGAAATTGCAAGATAAGCCCACAACTCCTGTAGATCTTTAAAATCTTCAAAATGGTATGGAACCTGAATGATCATACTTCATCCCATGCCTGAGTACTTTCAGGTTCTTTTTTGTTTGGGTTAAACGGAAATACAGGAGCCTGATCTATCCCTTTCCGGTAGATATAAGCACCTGCTATAAATGATAAGATGCACAGGATCCCCTGCACAATGAATATCCCCATACTCATTCCCATAGTTTATAATACTGATGTAAATAAACTATTCCAAATTATATTATGTAAAGTAAATTATTTTTTCTTCAATTTTCTCTCCTTCCTTTTTCTTCTATGATATTCCATTGAGGTTTCATAATTCATATCCCAACCCTT